TATTTTTCTTTTTCTTAGAGTTGTCAAAAATACCAGCTAATAGTTCTCTGCCTTTTTCAGCAGCTGAAGAAACGAAGCTCACAAACACACCTTTCTCAATTTCAATCTTTGATTCGTGCTCTTGCATAATACTCTCTTTTTCGTTTTCATAAATTGCCGCGTCCTCGTAACGAGGCGCCTTTACCAAAGCCACATGACGAGGCTTGATAGATTTTAACTCAACATCGTAGGGGGCGTTGATATATTCAAACTTCTCCCCAGGTTGAGCTTCTATAACTTCATCAGCCAAGTAGGAAGTTGAGATAAACCCATTTCGCTTGACCGCTTCGTCACACTCTTGCTCTTTCCCATTGCTAGGATTAAACTCACAGTAGTACTTCCCGTCTGGTTTTATGAAAGTCCCGTCCTTTAGGGTGAAGCCTTCACCGTTGCAAAACACTCTGTCCACGATACCTAGAATACTAGGATCCATGTCATTTACCGGTTGTATGTGCCCTTCTACTATTGGGCTGCCAACAAACGCTTTCGCGATGTCGTCGATGTATTTGTTGATTAGGACTTTTGACCAGTTTTTATCGTTGTAGTTGGCAATTCCGGCGTAAAGCAGGGGCGCAATGTATCCTTTCCCTTCGATGCTATTTGAAAAAATTTTATTTATTTCTTGCACTCTGATTAAAAAGTTTTTAGATTGCTTAATTGCTAATTATATTTTATGCCATAACTTGTTATCTGAGCTACTAGATCGGGCGGAGACCTAATAGCCGAGGTAACAAGCTAATTGCCATTAAAACATTGCGCGCCTTACTGTTTGTTGAGCCCGTACAATAAAACTAGGCTATTTTAACCCAATAGTCAAATAAAATAATCTTATGGAACTCACCTCTGTGGAGACGACCTTTGACGCTTGGGATAAGTTTGGCATGCTGATCCCCAAAAAGCTATCCGGTTTATTGAGCAAATATTCTGAAGCTGCTTTTGACGAAGCAATGGGCTTTATTCAAGAGAACAAAAGAACTTTTAACGCTGAACGGTTTTTCTTTTTGGTTAGCGAAGTTGGAAAAATGACAAAAGGTAAGCACATGCTTGACGCTAAATGGGAATTGTCTTTGGCCATTAACCATCTGCGTTGGTGCGCAGCCGTTGAGGGACAGAGCACTGTTAATAACCACATCGGGAATTGCTTAGTGTATCTGCTGACCGATCTCGCCGAGGAAAATAACGAGGGTGGATTTTTAACCGACTTAAAGAAATTAAAATAATGGCCTTTCTTCCTCCTAAAGTTATCACCGATAAGATTCGCGCCTATGGCACCCTAACCGCTGAGGAGAAAGAAGAGCTCGACCACTTGTGTGAGTCTTTTAGGACTACACCCTCTTCAAACGAAGGCGGGTGGTTTACTTTTCTTTTGGGGTTTGGTCTCGGTATGTTCCTTTAACCCCCAATTTCGTCCAGTTTGTTGCGTTGCTTAGAATCGTCACCGTAAGCGTCACCTGTAGCTTTGGTACGGATTGGCTCTGGTTGTGGCGGCGTCTTATCCGGTACTTCAGACAAATCAATCTCATTAGCAAACAATTTCATAATGTTGGCTTGAGTCATCACTTGCTTCGGCGTCAACCATTGTCTGTCACCAAAACGAATCAATAGATCTGCTTGTTGGGACTTAAGCTTGGCCTCTTCCATTGGGCTCAACACCCGTAGTGGTGGGAACTTAATTCTAAGTGGCGATTCCGGTGTTTTGCCAAACACAACACGACAACCAATCAGCGTCAATTCTTTCAAATTAAACCGGCACTCTGGTGTGCGAATAGTCGACTCAACCATCGAGTTGTAGTTTTCAATATCGTCCGCTTCTCCCCAAACTTTAGATCCAGTTCCGAACAATTTGGAAATCGGGAACATCAATGAGCACGCCAGTTCGATGCGAATCTGCTCTTTTAAGTCCGGTATGCCCGTGAAAGAAATCTGCTTCTGAATATAATCATCTTCTGCGTCGATTGCTAAACCGTTGTTGATCCCCTTCAAAAGCCCAGCAATCGTCGCCTTCGTTTGTACCGCTGTAGCACCGGCATCCGTTTCAAAAGCTTCGTTTAACCCAGCAAACTTGAAAATGTCGATCTTGGCTTGATCAATGTAGTTAGCCGTCATATCATTGAGCTTGTAATAATTAGCCAACGGTTTGATAACTTTCTCAATTACTGACATGCCCCAGCCTCTTAGAAGTGGTCTCAATTGTGGCGGCGGCGTCTTCCCATCGATTCTCAGCGCACGGCTCTTGTGAACTTTCTGGCCCTGCCAGTAAAAACTAATTAGCTTCCTTTTTCGAAAAGGAGTTAGTTGGCTTCGCGTCAGTGTTGAACTCGCTGACTATGTTTGACATGCCATCCCACGCGTCGTAGGTGGTGTTAACCTGCGTAATCTCCCAAAGAGAAACATCTTTAAACTCAATATTTTGCCCTTTCTTAATCTCGTCCAGCTTTAGCGGCGTGTCCAGAGCCTTACCGTCACTGATGATTAACGCCCCGCCACCAAAAAGCCTAGCCCATTTAGTTGCGTTGATGTACCCCTTAAGGACGGTCCAGAATCTTCTATCCAGTCATGTAGTTTCATCATTTCTTTCGGNNCTANANGTCNTCGTCCGCCGTGTCAACCATGTACCCGTTGCGGAAAGAATCATCTACAGGTAAGTCAATAAATGTTTGAACAATCCCTTCGTTTTTGTAAAGGTAGTTCAAAACCCAGAAGTTATTCGAAAAAATATATGGTTGGGAAGCTGCTTGGATTACCGTGATTGCGTCGGTGTTGTAATTTGTATTGGTCGGAAGAGGCACGAAGAAGTTATTGGGTAGAGTCAAATCCCCCAATGAGTTGTTGATTACTTTTTTTATTTTTCTTCTTGTCATGGGTTAAGCGCCTTTTTTTGCTATTATACTTCTTGCAATATCTGCCATGGTGCTTTTCCTCTTCAAGAACAGAGGCGATAGCCCATAGCGAGCACAATCAATACAATGGTCGAATCCCGCCTCCAACTCATCCAAGATGATTAAATTTTCACCACTTGCGTCTAATTCTGATTTCCATCTGTAATTTCTCAACTCTTCAATGGTATTCACGCATCGCGGATGCACAATAATCTCAAAGCCTTTTAGAAAGTCAATACCTGCTTTAACGTAATTGCGGTCTTTCATTTTATCGAGCGGGTCATCCGTTTTAGCCGTTTTCTTAACCGATGCAATGTTCTTAAACCCGTGTTTTCGGTACAGCTCATTGATTAAATCCGGTCTCGAGCTGTCCGCAAACATCGGAAACCGTGGATTTTTCACATCCGGTAGCTTCTCCTCCATTAGTTTGGCAAACTCATCAAGCAGAATGTGGTTTCTATAAGCTTCATGCGAAATATAAAGCCTGTTTTCAATAATGTACATCCGCAGTGCCGCGTTTGGGTCATTCCATCCGAAATCCGCGCCGAAGAAGCGACGTTTCTGGTAGATGATGTCAATTGGCGCATCTTCAAACGCCTCAATCTTCCAATTTTTAAACACCACCGCATCGCTTTGAGTTTTAGGTTCCCCCAACCAGACGTGTTTATACTTCTCAAAATCATGCTGTTTGCAATATTCCATCTCCGCTACCAACGCCGTATCGCGGAAAAACGGGTTATCGTAGTAATTAACTCTCGCCACAATCGATCCCGGTCTTGGATCCGTCACAAAATACCGGTAAGTTGCGTCTGTCACATCTCTCGGGTTAAACGTAACCCAGATTTCTGAATTTGCGTAGCGAATAGTCGGTATCAGTGTATCCCAACCAAACGCATCGATAGAGTGAGCCTCTTCCACCCAGCAAATAGTGATACCCTCCATCGACTTCACTTCGTCAATGTTGTTTTGGAGCCCTTTGAAAATAAACTCGCTTTCGAGTTCTGGCCTTCCTCGGTGGCAGGTCTTTATTGAAGTTTTTGTGATTTCAAAGTAAGCTTGAAGCCCCAATCGGTTAATAGATCCTACTAAAAGTGAGTGAACCGA